CCCTCGCCAGCACCCACTGCAAAGAATTCCCCACCACTCAATGTTGTGATCTTGTGTGCCGACTTAGAGTCTGTACTGATCTTACAGTTGGGGAATACGGCTCCGAATTCAGGACTGATGACCTGATTCTTGACATTGCGCCCGACATCCCCTGCACGATCACTGCTGTATGTGCCAAAGATAATGTTCTCATCGGGATTTCTGCCGATGAGCCATGCCGAAAAATCGATGGATGCAAGCTTGGTCTTGCCATGCCGTGGAGGACAGAATAAGCATAAGCGACTGATCTCACCTCGTTCCATGGCCATGAGCTTGTGGGCTATGAATGCATGATGTTTGGCAATACGATATCCCGGCCATTGATACCGGCAATAGGCCAGTAAGTTGCTGAACGCCAGATCTTCTGGGGATAGGCTAACGGCTTGTGGCATCAAGTACCTCGCCAAACATGTTGGTCATGGATGCCTGATAAATCGCATCAAGCTCTTCTTTGGAACGCCCAATGGTAACACTTAACTTATTATTCTTATCCGGCTCCAAACCCAACAACTTCGCCTGTTCAGACTGCGCTCGAATCTTTAACTCCAGCCACCGACTCCCCCGTTGTCCACAATCTTTCAATTTTGATAACGCAAATCGCTTATCATCTTCTAAGTCACGATAGATCTTGTTAATCATCATTGGTTTAATAAGTTCAAAACGTTTATCAAAATCCTTCTTATTATCGCTAAGTATATCATTGATCTGTAGATTCAATTCATCATCAAATCGTTTGAAGGGATCTGCTTCGAGCATTTTCATGATGTCGATTTGATTTGAACCCGTCATACAGACCGGTATACTTTCTTGATTTTGCTTTTTTTCAGCTTTGATAGCGAGATTGCAAACAAGTGCCGTTACTTTATCAAACGATAAGCCTGTTCGCTCGACAATCTTTTCAAGCGCCATATCTGGATTTTCTGTTAAACAGTCTTTGACTTTATCGATATCCATATTTCACCATAAAACGTTTTTTTGCTTATAATTTAAAAAACTTCTTGACTTTTTCAAACTACCATGAGAAAAGTGATACTGTCAATATATTTCTAAATCATTTTAAAAGGATGGCAAGAAGCATGAAGCTAAAAATTGATGAAAATGGTGGAGTCGTTTTACAGGATGGAAAGCCTGTGTATGTCTATGATGATGGTAAAGAGATTCCGTTTGATGCTCCGGCTGCGATGGCCAAAATTTCTTCCCTCAATGCAGAAGCAAAAGACCACAGGTTACGCGCTAAGGAACTGGCCGAACAACTTAAAGGCTTTGAAGGTATCACAGATCCTGTTGAAGCATTAAAGGCAATGGAAACAGTAAAAAACTTTGATGCAAAAAAGATGATCGATGCTGGAGAGGTTGAAACTTTGAAACGCCAAATGGCCGAGACATTTGATTTGAACAAGAAGTCCTTACTTGACTCATTTGAGACATCGAGAAAACAGCTTGAGTCTCAGCTTCAGGAAAAGGATAGCACGATTTATCAACTCATGGTGTCAAGCCAGTTCTCGAAATCGCCTCTATTTACCGGTGAGAATCCTAAAACAATTCTGCCTCCGGACATGGCGGCTGAGTACTTTGGCAAGAATTTCAAGGTCGAAGAAGGAAAAGTTGTCGGCTATTTGAACGGTGAGAAAATTCCATCCCGTATCAAGTTTGGAGAACCTGCTGATTTTGAAGAAGCATTGGCGGTTATTGTCAACGCCTATCCCATGAAGGATCGTATCATGAGGGCAGGGGTTGGTGGTGGGCCTGACTCAAAGGGCAACACAGGAAATAATCTAACCAATTCCAAAACTATTAAAAAAGACGACATGAATGCCTTTATGGGTAATATTGAAGGTATTGCCAAAGGTGAGATCAAGGTCGTTTAATCAGGAGGTTTTAAATGTCGAATACACTGACCAATGTTATCCCGCAGTTGCTGGCTCAGGGGCTTCTTGCCCTGCGCGAATTCTCGATTATGCCCCGGCTTGTCAACCGAAACTATGATCTCATGGCCTCTCAGCACGGTGCCACGATCACCATTCCGATTCCCTCTGCTGTAGCCGTACAGTCTGTTGTGGCGGCTGCAACACCGGCAACCAACACGCAGCTTTCTCCGACTTATGCGTCTATTGAAATGAGTTCCTGGGAGGAAGCGCCGTTTACCCTGTCTGACAAAGAGCTCATGGAAGCCATGACCGGCACCATTCCCATGCAGGCGTCTGAAGCAATCAAAGCCCTGGCCAACAAGGTCGATGGCGATATTATGACCCTGTATAAAAAGGTCTATGGTTGTGCCGGAACTGCGGGTACGACCCCATTTGCATCCACCATTGCCGATGCCACGGCTGTCAGAAAGGTTCTGAACAACCAATTGGCAGCGTTAAATGACCGGCGTATGGTTATCGATGCCGATGCTGAAGCAAACGCCCTGTCCCTTCAGGCATTCTATGACATGTCCATGTCCGGATCTGCGCAAGGGCTGATTGAAGGACAAATCAATCGGAAACTGGGTTTTGACTGGTTCATGAGCCAGAACGTTCCGTCTCATCTCTGTGGTGCTCGCGGTGCGACTTCGTATGCAATCAACAATGCCACTCCGACTGTCGGGATTACTCAGGTAGCAATTGATACCGGTACTGGGGATATCCATGAAGGCGAGATTTTTACTGTCGCCGGTGATACCCAGACTTATACGACCCTTACCGGGTGTACCACAACTTTGCTGAAATTCTCTCCGGCTGCAAAAGTCGCCTGGGCAGATGATGCTGTGGTTACATTCAAGGGTGCGGCCAATTCGACCTATTCGGTCAACCTTGGCTTTCACCGGGATGCGTTTGCATTCGTAACACGGCCTTTGGCTGATAACACCGATGGTCTTGGGAATATGATTCAGGCGGCTGTTGATCCGGTATCCGGGCTCACCCTGCGGCTTGAAGTCTCGCGTGAACATCGCCGGACTCGGTTTGCTTACGATATTCTGTATGGATTTGCATGCGTCCGTCCGGAACTTGCTTGTCGTTTGCTTGGCTAATTCACCCCACTCACATTAACCCTTAGCTCCTACCCTGATAGTCCTCTCCTATCAGGGTAGTGACGAATGGTTAATTCACATCATGGAGAACAATCATATGCAAGTCCCTACGGTTAAAATCAAGCATCTGGACAAGTTTTTGATCATCAATCAAGCTGATTACAATGAAAATATTCATGAACTTTATGAAGACTGGGTGACAAAAGACACCAAAGAGTATATCCCACCCCATAGTCAGAACTTTCAGAACAAGTTTGAACTCATAAACTATGCTCAAAGCAAGTTTGGTGTAACATTGGACAAGCGTAAGACATTCACCAATCTACTAAAAGTCATTCAGGGTCTTGAAAAACTCCAGGGAGTATAACACATGGCAATCACATTAGTTGCAACTCCTGGTGCGGATAATGCCAATACGTATTCCACATTAGCTGAAGCCGAATCCTATCATGAAACCAGACTTCATAATGATGACTGGAATTCGGCAGCATCTGGTGATAAGAATAAATCACTGGCTTGGGCAACACGTTTATTGGATGATCTCATTGAATGGTTCGGATCTAAAACCGATGTCTATCAACCGCTAAGATTTCCGCGTTACAATCTGATGGATACCGATGGCCAAATATTGGATTCATCGACTATTCCGCAATTCTTGAAAAACGCCACAGCAGAATATGCTATGCATTTAATCATTGGAGATCGTGTTAAAGAAACTGATCTTAAAGGCTATCAATCAATCAAAGTTGCATCAATCAGAATCACACCAGATAAATACGACAATCCATCATTCATTCCTCCAAGTGTTTGGGAGATGATTAAAGATTATGGATATCGTAAGCAATCAGCAACTTTTAGAAGTCTTTCCAGGATATAACCAATGGGACTTAAGTCAGTCTTGCAAAACATAATGCCAAAAATTGTCACAGTTTTGGGTGATTTAGCATTTTCAGGAACTTATCATTCCACTGGAACTCTTGTTTACAATCCAGCAACTGGTACAAAGACTGAAACGGGTGGGTCGAATATAACCGTTACTGGTGTCATGTCTGATTACAATCAAGATGAAGTGGATCATCAGGCAGTCAAGATCACCGACAAGAAATTATTAATACCTGCAATTACACTGGGCGTTGAACCAAAAATGACCGATACGATCACGATCAGTTCAATCACCTATCATGTCATATCCAAACGTGTCGATCCTGCGGAGGCCATGTGGGTAATACAAGTCAGAATATAAGACGCGCATTTATCCAGCTTGAACAAGAATGTGAAGAAGAAGTTTTTAAAATCAAACGCGATTTGATTAACATGATTTCAAAAGATCTTTCGAAGTATTCTCCACTTCCATCCACAGCACCCTATTCTATGGGTGATTTTGCAATAAATACATATATTGAAATCGGTAAGCGAAATATGGTTGTATCCTATCTATCTTCAGATGTTTATAATTCAAAAGAAGCTGATATGGTAGATCGAACGGTTTGGTATAATTATAAAAAAGTCAGGCAAGATGCTATAAATGACTTAAGAAGTCATCCAATGGATACGGTTTATATATTTAACACGGTTGCTCACAATATATTAGTTGAACATCTGGGTTGGAATTTCACTCCGGCTGATATTGTTCCGGGAATTATAGAATCCGGAGGACCAGCAAATGCCGGATCAGTAGATGTTTGGGAGCACGCCAGTAAACCCGCTTACAAACCATTCAGTCTTGCTTATGTTCATGCAAAAGCCAAACTTCCTGCTTTGGTTAAACTTCATAACAAATTGAGGTAAGTTAATTACCAATGACAACCTACTCATCCGAACGTACCATTATCGAATCTCGCTTTAACAGTCTTTACACATTGACACCAATCAAATGGGAAAACGTTGATTACAACTCAACACCCGGTACATCGTTTGTTGAGTTAATTATTGACACGGATAATACTGAGCAGATTGAAATAACATCAAATCCAACTTATCGTACAGATGGCTCTATAGTTTGTATCGTTTATACACCTGTAAATCAAGGCTCGATCACTTCACGCACAATCTTAGATTCAATCCGTTCCATATTTGTTGGACAAACTTTTAGTGGAATAACTTGTCGTAATGCTATGATTGGTAAGGCTGGTGTTAAAGATGAATGGTATCGAACCTTGATTAACATAGAATTCTTTTATGATTCACGACTTGCATAGGGATAATTAAATCATGACAGCACTTTATAAACCCAAGACTTATCAAGGATGGACACGGGCTTATCATGTTCATATGCGTAATCATCTTAACGGATTACCCGAAATGGAATTCATGGAGGAAGAAGTGATTGGCCCTAAACATGAACCAATCGGATCTTT